CGTCCGGCGCACCTGGCGCTGGTGCCGCCCAGGCCGGCGCGTCCGGCACCCGCCGCCGCCATGGAGGCCGAGACGCCGAAGCCCGCGCCGGAGCCGCCGCCTCCGGCACCCCCACCCGCGCCCCAGCCGCAGCCCGTGGCGGCGAAGCGCACGGCGGGGTTCGCGGCCCAGCCTCAGGTGGCACAGCCTCAGGTGGCGACTCAGGCCGCGCCTCAGGCCGCGCCTCAGGCACTGGCCGAAGCCGTCGCCGCGCAGACGACCGTCATCCAGGGCGCGCCCGCATCGCTGGAGGAAGAGATCGACAATCTGATGCGCGACCTTTGATGAACGTTTGACCTTGCGAAGGGCGCGGCTGCAACCGCGCCCTTCGTATTCATGGAGGTCAGTTCAGTGGTCGAGGAAACGAACACGGGTACGGAACAATTTCTCGCGCGTGTGGTTCCGGCGCAAGGCAATTATCTCACGATCACGTGGCCCGGTCCTAACCCTAAAGCGGGATGGCCATACCGCAGCTACAAACCTTCACAAACGGATCAGGCGGCGGACATCTTAAGATGGGCCACGCGTCGCGGCGTGGATGCCTATCACGCGGTCGCGTCGTTCAACATGGCCGAGATATCCGTCAACACGCGCGGCGATCAGGTGACGCGCGCCAGACGCGAGCAGACCAACGTACATCTCATACGCACGCTGGTGATGGACGCCGACGTCAAGCGCGACGGCGACGGCAAGGACCCCACGAACACGTTTCACGACCGTCGTAAAGCCATCGAGTGGCTGGTCGGATTTTGCAAGGCCACCTCGATCCCGATGCCCAACCTCGCGGTCAACTCGGGCTACGGGTTCCATTGGTACTGGATCCTCGAAGACCCGATCACGCTGGCCGCGTGGCAGCCCATGGCCGACAGCCTGAAGAACGCCATGCTGGCCAACGGCTGGGTGGGCGACACCGGGCCCACCGTCGACGGCGCCCGCATCCTGCGCCCGCCCGGGACGATGAACTTCAAAGCGGGCAAGGACAAAGGCGTGCCCGTCACGGTGCTCCCCAGGTTTACCCTGGCGGACTATCCGAACCAGTGGATCGCGGACGCGCTGGCGCCCTGGATGGGCATGACCCAGACCAGGGCGCGCACCGGCACGGGCGGCGCCAGCATCACCATGCTGGGTCCGCGCCCGGCGCACCTGGGCACGCCGAACGCGGCGCTCAACCAGGCGGCGCATGGCGGGCTGGAGAGCCGCTATAAATTCTCCGAGATCGCGAAGAAGTGCGAGCAGGTCAAACTCAGTCTGGCCAGTAACGGCAAAGGCGATCCGTATCCGCTCTGGTATCTCAGGCACATCACGCTGAGCGTGTTCACCAGTGATGGTCGCGACTTCGTCCACGAGTTCTCCAGGGGCGATCCCAGATATGTCCCGGCCGACACGGACGCCGCCGTCCTGCGCGCCGAGGACGAGCGCGACCGCAAGGGTCTCGGCGCGCCGCTCTGCGCGCAATACGACACCACCCGCCCAGGTGTCTGCGACACATGTCCGTTCAAGGGCCAGATCAAAACCCCGTTGGTGCTTGGCGCCGAGGCCGACGACCTGCCTTTCAACTACCGTCGTAGAGCCGTGAACGGCGAGCCGCGCATCGAACGGCGGGAAGGCAGCGGCGAGGACGTCGAGTGGAAGCTGCTGTTCGAGGGCGACGTGGCCGACCCCAGGCTGGACGCGGTGTCGATAGGCGGGCACCGGCTGACCATGACCTACCGGCTGGCGGGCAAGGAGTACCCGGTATCGGGCACCGCCGCCGACATGACCACGCAGATCCCGGTTGGCTATTTCGAGCGGCAGGGCATGGCGGTCACGCGCCACACCGCCGCGCATATTGGAGACTTCGTCATGGCGTGGATCACGCAGTTACGCATGCGTCAGGCGACGCGCAACGACGTCGTCAGGCCGTTCGGATGGAACTTCAACGCCGCCGGCGAGCGCAGCGGCGTCGCCATCGCCGGCACGCTCTACCGCACCGACGGGCGCGAGGAGGCCGTGGCCGGGGGTGACCCCAAGATCCTCGCCATGTATCGCCCGGCCGGCGACATCAAGCACTGGAAGCGCGCGGCCCAGTTGTTCGAAGGCACCGGCAGGCCGGACCTGCAGGCGATCATCGCCACCTCGTTCGGTGCCATGCTGATCTCGTTATGCGGTGACGTGCGCGGCATGACGCTGAACTTCTGGTCGACCGAGAGCGGCGTGGGCAAGTCCAGCGCGATCAAGGTGGGCCAGTCGGTATGGGGCGATTACAAACTCATGCAATCGATGCAGGACACGCCCAACGCGGTCATGCGCAGTCTGAGCGAGCCCAGGATCCTGATACGCTACTGGGACGAACTACGCGTGCGCAAGGATTACCAGGAGCAGTTCGTGGAGATGATCTTCACGATACCGCAGGGCAAGGAACGCGCGCGGCTGCATTCCGACACGACGTTGCGCGAGGTCGGCGAGTGGGAGACCATGCTGGTGTTCACCTCCAACCGGCCCTGCCAGGACTACCTGCTGGCGCGCGACGATGGCACCGACTCGGGCATGGCGCGCGTGCTGGAGATCGAGATGGCCAAGGTGACCACGGCCTACGATCCGCTGGCCGGGCAGCACATCAAGCTCTGCGAGACCAACTACGGCCATGCCGGGCGCGTGTTCGCCAAATACGTCGCCACGCACCTGCCCGAGGTGCAGGCCAAGCTGGCGACGATCCTGAAGTCCCTTGGCACCGGCCTGGAGATGCAGCAGGACGAGCGGTTCAGCGTCACCGCCATGGCATGCACGCTGGTGGGCGCGGCCATCGCCAGGAAACTGGGTCTGTTCGACTTCGACCTGAAGGGCATCAACGATGTCCTGACCAGGGCGTTCAGGACCCAGCGCGAGCAGCGCTCCACGCGGACCCTGGTCTCGGCCGATGGCGGCATGGATATCGAGGAGATCGTCAACGAGTTCATCTATTCGCAGGCGGATTACCGGTTGCGCACGCATGCTTTCGCCACGCTGGGCGGCGGGCGCGTCGAGGCGATCCATTCCCCCAAGGGCAACGTGGTCAGGCTGCAGATCGCCGACGCGCTCAAGGTGGTGCGCGTCTCGCGTCCCGCGTTCCAGGAATGGTTGCGTGATCGCAACCGTCCCGCCAGCACCATCGTCGAGCACCTCAAGACCAAGATGGGCGCGCTCGAACACCGCAAGGTGATCGGCGCCGGCACCGGGTTCGGCGGCGGCGGGCTGACATGGTGCCTGGACATCCCGCTGACCGGGCGGCTCGCCGACATCGTGCTGAACACCGAGGAACCCATCGCCGGCACGCGCCCGCCAGCGAAGAAGGCACGCAAGGCACCGACCGACTTAATCCGGTAGTAAAACAGAGGGGGAAGGATGTTACGGAAACTGACGGCGGACGAACACGCCCAGCTGTGGGCCCACACCCGGCCGGGTGCCCGCCATGCCCAGGGGCCCTGGACCAGGGTCGAGATCTCCATGCTGAAGAGCGGCCACGTCACGCACGGGCTGAGCGCTAAGGCGCTGTGGTCATGGTGCCAGACGCATGGAGTGAAGCGCCACCCCGACGCCATCGAGGCCAAGCTGGTGGAACTCAATCACTTCATACCGCTCACCCCTTACGAGCGCGCCCGTGACGCGCTGCGCAAGGAGGTGGAGGCGGCGCGCGCCGAGGCACCGAGCGCGCCGCTCTATCGTCCAGGCACCGCGCTGGCCGACACATCGCCCGTGAAGCTGGAGGTGAACGCGCCAATGGTCGTGCCGTCGATGTGCAGCGCCGGACCGAGGTTGGCGAACGTCAGGTTGAACGAGCTCGGGTCGAGCAGTTCGCTGGCCGGAACGACGTTGGAGAGTAACGCCAGGGTTTCCGGTGGGCTGCTTACCTGAACCACGAGGCCCGCCCCGCCGTTCGCGCCGAACGCCGCGTCGGTGAAGGTGCCGGACAGGTAATTGCCGCCGCATCCCGCCACCGAGCTGACACAGAAGCTGCCGCTGTAATGCTGCTGGATTATCCCGCCGTTGTTCACGGCGGCGTCGATGGATGTCGCGGTCAACTCAAAGGAAGCCCCGGAGACGTTGAAGATCCCGCCGCCCAGGGTGACCAGGGTCCCCGGCGCGATGCTGATGGTCGTCACGCTCCCGTCGTCGGTCGCGGAGACCGCGTTGGTCAGGCTTTCCTGGCTGAACCCGGTGATCAGAGTGGCCTGGGCGGGCAACGCCAGACCGACGAGGGCGGTGGCCGCGAGGAGGATGTTCCGCATCTGTGACTTCCCTTAATTGTTGAATTTCTGCCGGTTCGCTTTGCCCGAGACAATGCGCAGGTTGCTTCTCGCATCCGTGCCGCCCTTGGACAAGG